CTTTTTCTGATCTGCGGTAAGCAATACAAATAGTTTTTCACCTATCTGTCTGCCAGTTTCCGACAAATCAAGTACAGCTAATTTCCCATGCTATCACCTCATTTCTTTAAAGAATCTTTCAATTTTTGGAAGGATTCGTTACTTATGGCGTGTTCTAATCGGCAAGCGTCCTTTTCAGCAGTTTTAGGGTCTACACCAGCCTCAATTAAACGTTCTGCAAAAAAACGGTGTCTTTCATAAATCATTTCAGCTATTTCTTTCCCTTTTTCTGTTAAGTGAATATATTTGTCGTTATCTCTGATTAGAAATCCACTTTCACATAAACGTGTAACCATATTCGTAATAGTAGGTTTTGAACGTGCCAAAAAATCAGCAAGATCAACACCGCGCACGGTACCTTTTTGGCGGTTAAGAAGTAAAACAGCTTCTAAATAATCTTCACCAACTGCATGTAAATCCTCATAACACCCCAAATCAGAACAAGTAGAGTTTTTCTGCTCTTGTCTACTTATCCAAGCCATTTTTGCAATCATTGAAATCAAATGATTACCTCACCTCCCTTCCAAAAAGGTGTATACTATTTACCTCGTTGCAGGTTCACCAAATGAGAATATAAACCATTTTTCTTCATCAGTTCCTTCGGTGTACCCATTTCACTGATCTTCCCATCGTCCAGAACGACAATTTTATCAGCATTGGCAACTGTTCTCATACGATGTGCAATTACCATAACGGTCTTGTCTTTAAGCAAAGCAGATAATGCTTCTTGCACCAAAGTTTCGCTTTCTGCGTCCATAGACGCTGTAGCTTCATCTAAAAGAACAACGGGAGCATTTTTTAATAAAGCTCGCGCAATGGAAATACGCTGTCGTTCACCGCCGGAGAGGGCGCTGCCATTCTCACCGATATTGGTTTGATAACCTTGTGGAAGGCGCTGAATAAATTCTTCGCACTGTGCAGCTTTAGCAGCAGCCATAACTTCTTCATCAGTAGCACCGTTTCGGCCAAGACGAATGTTTTCCATAACTGTTTCATCAAAAAGTAATACGTCCTGAAAAACAATCGCAAAGTTTTTAAACAGTGTTTCCGGCTCAACCGTCTTTACATCGACGCCACCCAAAGTAACTTTGCCGGAATCGCTATCCCAAAAACGAGCAGCCAGTTTTGAAGCTGTTGATTTTCCACTTCCTGAAGGTCCTACTAAAGCAGTAACTTCTCCTTGCTTAGCGGTAAATGATACTCCTTTTAAAACAGGTTCCTC